GGAGGGCGTATGAATCAACTATTGACCATCATCATGATCGTTCGACAACTGGCGCCGGTTATTGCTGAAGCGGTGCAACTGATCGAACAGTTGTTCCCTGATTCCGGCATGGGCGGCAAGAAGCTTGTGCTGCTGCATAACTTGCTGACCTCGATTGCCAGCAATGCCGGCATCGCGCAGGAACAGCTGACCGACAACCGCGCACTGATTGAGAACATCGCCGGGTGGCTGGTTAGCGCGTACAACAGCCTTGGGCGGTTCAAATGAAGTCCGCCGTGTTGGCAGTATTACTGCTGCCTGGCTGCGCCTCACAGGAGGCATACCGGGGCTATTTGGACGCTTCCAGGAGTTCAGCCGATGCGTACTATGCACAGAAACCGCTTGTCTCGATTGCGTGCCAGCCAACGTGCACGTTTAGCAGCCTTGAGGTTAGGGCGCCGCTGAACTACCAAGCACCACAGCAGATTGTCAACGAGAACGCAGGCTTCACGTCACTGCTGGGCAACATAATCCCGGCACTCGGCCTACGCCGCCCCGGCGATGCCGCCGACGTGATACGCGCAGCCGGTGAAGCGTTCAAAACGCCGAACGTCACCACGACCACCAGCAACACGTCAACATCCACGTCAAGCACGGCGACGAACACCAGCACTACCTCACAAAGCTACAATCCAGCCAACACAACCACGACGACCACGGGGGCGAAGTGAAGGCCGATGATACACAAGTTGGCGGTGACCACTATCACAAGCTCGACGTACAGCCGTGGGCGGCGATGCAGGCATGGATGACGCCGGAAGAGTTCCGGGGCTTCCTCAAAGGCAACGCAGTGAAGTACCTGGCACGTAAGAAAGATTCAGAGCGCCAAGACGTTGAAAAGGCGATCCATTACCTGCAAAAGTGGCTTGAGGTGACATGAGCGAAGAACGCCGGCAAGACGGGCAGTGGAAGGACTGGCAGGAGTGGCGCGACGATATAGACGGGCTGCTGGAGGACTTGCGATCCCGCGCGGACGACCTGACACAACGGATGGTTGACATGGAAATAGGGCATTCAGACTTACGCCGTATGGTGACGGAAAACACGGCGTTGACTCAGCAGGTAGCATCTGACACCCGCGACCTTGTCGAGTGGACGAAGGCCAGCCAAGGCGCGTTTCGGGTGCTTGTGGTGTTGGGCAACGTCGCCAAGTGGGGCGCCAGCCTTGCGGCGGCACTCGGCGCGGCCTACGCGGCGTGGCATGGCCTAGACAAATGATCACCATGAAGCACAACCTTGATGCGGTACTCAAGGATGTGCAGTTGCGCACGAAACAACTGGCCTTCGTCACCGCCACGTCGCTGACCAAGGTGGCGCAGATAGCCCAGACCGAGTTGAAGGCATCGCTGCCGCGGAAGTTCCGGCGCACGGTGTGGGTGTCGCAGGGTATCCGGATCGTACCGGCAGACAAACGCGGCACACCGATTGCCGCGAAGCTGTACAGCAAAGACAGTGAAAAATTCATGTGGCGTCAGGAGTTCGGCGCCATCAAGACCGGGCTTGGCGGTGGCAAGTTTGCAGGTTCCGGCAAGCAACGAATCGCGCTGCCCGGACGGATGCAGCGCACCGCCAGCGGCAGTATCCCGACCCGGCTGCTACCGGCGAACCTTGGAAAGTGGAGCAAGAGTAACCCATCTGGCGCGTTTGTGGCCAAGAGCAAATACGGCGGTGAAGTGTTGGTAAGCCGGCCGAAGGGCGCATCAAAGTTGGTATTCTGGTACACGCTGCGCAAGGCGACCTACATCAAGAAGCGGCTTGGCCTGCGGGAAGTTGGCCACCGGACGTTGAAAACCAAGTTTCCGGGCATATTTGCCACGGAAATGCAGAAAGCGCTGCAGGGGCGGCAACGATGACAAGCAAACTGAGCCAGTATCCGAAGTGCCTGCCCGGACGAATGGTAACTATTGCGGAAGCCGCAGCAATCACCGGCGTCGGTGAGGTAACACTGCGGGACGCGTTGGCAAATGGTCATGTTATCGGTGAGCGCGGAGGTTCCGGTCGCAGAATCATGATTGACGTGGGTTCGTTTATCACGTACTTGCTGCATCGGCTTGACAACGAATGGCTGGCCGAGGTGGGCGAGGTCGAAGGCGAAATGGACGCCAAGACGCGGAAGCTGGAAGCCGAGGCGGACATTGCTGAATTCAAGATGGCGCAGATTCGCGGGAATCTGGTGCCGCTGGAGTTGGTCGGTAAGGCTGTGGCGAACCAGTACGGCAACCTGCGGGCCAAGCTGTTGGGGCTACCGGCCAACCTCGCCGGCGTGCTAGTATCCGCGCCCGACGAAACCGCCATAAGGGAATACCTGGAAGGGGCGATACATGCAGCGCTTGAGGAGTTGGCAACAGCCGGAGTATTTGCTGACGTGCGACGAGGTAATATCGCAGATGCTGACTCAGGCGGCGATGATGCTGAAGCCGCCACCGAAGTGGAGCATAAGCGAGTGGGCCGACCAGGAAAGAAGGCTATCGCCTGAAGCATCGGCAGAACCAGGCCGATGGGACACCGCACGCGCGGAGTACCAGCGAGGCATCATGGACGCCATCTGCAACCCGGAGGTGACAGAGGTCGTTGTGATGTGCTCGGCGCAGGTCGGCAAGTCGGAAATGCTGCTGAATACCGTTGGCTACTATATCAGCCACGACCCGGCGCCGATGATGATATTTCAACCAACCATCGAAATGGCCGAGGCGTTCAGCAAGGACCGCATTGCGCCGATGATCCGGGATACTCCATCGCTGAAAGCCAAGATAGGCGACCCGAAAGCGCGCGACTCGGGCCAAACAATCCTGCACAAAACATTCCCCGCAGGCCACCTAACCATTGCCGGCGCCAACTCGCCATCATCACTAGCCAGTCGCCCGGTGCGCATCATCTGCTTTGACGAAGTGGACCGTTACGACGCGTCGGCCGGCACCGAGGGTGACCCGGTCAACCTGGGTAAGAAGCGCGCGACGACCTTCTGGAATCGCCGCATTGTGATGGTCAGCACGCCCACGATACGCGGTGCCAGCCGCATCGAAGCTGCGTTTAATGAGACAGACCAACGGCGGTATTTCGTGGCCTGCGTGCACTGTGGGCACAAAGACCACCTGCAGTGGTCTAACGTGCGCTGGCGTGACCACGACCCCACAACGGCGGTGTATGTCTGTGGTGAATGCGGCGGCATCCATGACGACAAAGACCGGGCCAAGATGGTGCGGCAAGGCGAATGGCGAGCCACCAGCGAAGCGGCTGCGCCGGGATTGGTCGGCTTCCACCTCAACGAGCTTTACAGCCCGTGGCGCAAGCTGCGAGAAGTTGTGGCCGACTTCCTCAGTGCCAAGAAAAGCCAGGAAACGCTCAAGACCTGGATCAATACCAGCCTAGGTGAGACCTGGGAAGCCGGAGATTTGAAAGTTGCCGCGTCTGACTTGGCCAAACGCGCCGAGGACTATGAGCTCGGCGTCGCCCCGCACGGCGTCTGTGAACTTACAGCCGGCGTAGACGTGCAGGATGACCGGCTTGAATTCACCGTGTTCGGTTGGGGCGAAGGCGAAGAATGCTGGGTGGTCGATTACGGTGTGATCGCCGGCAATCCGACGCTTGACGATGTGTGGACGAAGCTCGATGAATACCTATCCCGGCCGATCCGCAACGTTTATGGCCATGACATGCGAATCCGCATCGCCGCGATTGACTCCGGGGGCCACCACACGCAACGCGTGTACCAGTTCTGTCGTGAGCGGCCGGCCAACACAATGGCCATCAAAGGTCACAGCACGGCGGGGCGCCCGGTCATCAGCCGCCCGACGCAGCAGGACGTGAGTTACAACGGCGTAAAAGTGCCGCACGGCGTTGCTTTGTGGTTGGTCGGCACGGACGTTTGCAAGCACACCATCACCGCTCGGCTGGGCATCGTGGACAAGGGCGCGCAGTATATCCATTTCCCGCAGGCGCTGCCCGTCGAGTATTACCACCAGTTGACGGCGGAACGGCTGGTCACGAAGTACCGGCAAGGGGTGGCACACACCACATGGCAGAAATCCAGCGGTGCCCGGAATGAAGCGCTTGATATGGCGGTGTATGGTTACGCGGCGGCTGTGCGGATTGGCATACCACGAATGCCGCCCGAAGAATGGCGACGTGCACGCGATAGCCTGTCTGAGCCTTTGAATAATCTGCAAAATCCGCTACAATCTGAGAAGCCTGCGGCTACGGTAGCCGCGCCAGCACGGACAAGCGCACCGGTGCGCAAGTCTAAATGGCTTGAAGGTAGCCGCCGTGGCGGCACGTGGCTTTAAGGGGCATCATGGCGTTCACACAAACGGACCTTGATACGGTCAACGCGGCTATTGCAACAGGTGAGTTGGAAGTCGAGCTAAACGGCAAGCGGGTGCGGTATCGCTCGCTGAAAGACCTCATGGCGGCACGCGATCTGATCCTTGCCGACATTAACGCCGCAGCGGCGGTGCCGTTCAACCGGCAGTCGTACGCCACGTTTCGCCGGGGTGGCGCATGAACGTCCTTGATAAAGTCATTGCATACTTCTCGCCGGCTGCGGGCGTCAAGCGCGCCCAACTGCGGAAGATCGCAGCGCGGAGTTACGAGGGCGCGGATACTGGCCGGCGCACGTCCGGGTGGAACACCAGCGGCAACAGCGCAAATACGGAAATCGGCGTTGCGCAGGCGAAATTGCGCGACCGCAGCCGCGATCTGGTGCGAAATAACCCGTACGCCGCCCGCGCAATAAATGCGTTGGTGGCCAATCTCGTGGGCGGCGGCATCTTCCCCAAGTCGGAGGCCAAAAGCGGCGCGGAGGCGCTGAATAAGGCTTTCTGGAAGTGGCAGAAAGAGTGCGATACAGACGGACAATTGAGTTTCAGCGGCATCGAGGCGCTTGTTGCCCGAACGGTGAAGGAATCCGGCGAATGCTTGGTGCGGGTGCGCCAGCGCCGCCCGGAGGACGGGCTTACCGTACCCATCCAGTTGCAGGTGCTGGAGCCGGATTTTCTGGACGCCACGAAAAACGGCCCCGCAGCCAACGGCAACTACATGATTCAAGGCGTTGAATTCGACTTGATCGGGCGCCGGGTGGCCTATTGGCTGTTCGACCGGCACCCCGGCGAGTACGTCTACGACATTTCCAGCAACGCCACCAGCCGGCGCGTTAGCGCGGCCAGTGTGATCCACGTCTACGAAAAGACGCGCCCCGGTCAAGTGCGTGGCGTGCCGACGTTGGCGCCGGTGATGCGCACCATGCGCGACCTCAGCGATTACCAAGAGGCCGACCTCGTGCGGAAGAAGGTCGAGGCGTGTTTCTCGGCTTTCGTGACGCAGCCCCCGGGGCAAGACCCGCTGACCTTGGGTATATCCAGCACCAGCAGCGACGGCACGCAGCGCTTTGAATCGTTCGAGCCGGGCATGGTCGAGTATCTGCGCCCCGGCGAGGCCGTAACGTTTGGCGACCCGAAGCCGTCAGAGGGCATCGCGGAGTACATGAAGGTGCAACTGCACGGCATTGCAGCCGGCATCGGCGTGACCTATGACCAGTTGACCGGCGACCTGTCCGAAGTCAACTACAGCAGTATGCGCGGCGGTCTGGTGGAGTTCCGGCGCGGCGCGGAACAGTGGCAGTGGAACACGTTTATCCCGATGTTCTGCGTACCGGTCTGGCGGCAGTTCGTTGACGCGGCGCTGCTGGCCGGCGTCGTTCGCGTTGCCGACTACGCCGCAGACTGGAGCACGCCACGTTGGGAATACGTGAACCCGCTCGACGACGTGCGCGCCGACCTGGAAGCCATTGAAGGCAATTTGCAAAGCCGTAGCGAAGCCATCCGGCGTCGCGGGTACGACCCGGTTAAGGTGTTCGAGGAAATCGCGGCGGAGCACGAAATGCTTGAGGAGCTAGGCATCATCGAGGAACCCCCGGAGCCAGAAGAACCGCCCGAGCCTGACCCGGCAGACCGGGCCATTGCTGCGTTGTTGGAACGGATGGCGGCTGATGGGCAGCAGCAATAAGGCGCTGTTGTTGGCGCTGCTGTTGGCGCAGCAGGCCAACAAACGCAATATGGTCCCTGGCCCGCAAGGCGACACGATCACCGGCGACCGGGGGCCGCAGGGCGAGCGCGGCGCGGACGGCATAAACGGGCGTGATGGCGCCGACGGTGAGCGCGGCCTGACCGGCGACCGGGGGCCGCAGGGCGAGCGCGGCCTGACCGGCGATCGGGGGCCGCAGGGCGAGCGGGGTTTGCAAGGCGAGCGCGGCGCAGATGGTGTTGACGGTGCAACCGGGCAGCGAGGCCAGCGCGGCGCGCGAGGCGAGCGCGGATTGACTGGTGAACGTGGGCCGCAGGGCGAGCGCGGCACCGATGGCGCGGCAGGCAAGCCCGGCATCGTCTGGCGCGGCGACTGGTTGGCCACGACGCAATATGCCACGGACGACGCGGTGCAGGCTGGCGGATCGTCGTGGATCGCCAAGCGCAAGACCAAAGGCGAGTACCCACCGATGTACCGCGAAGATTGGGACTTGCTTGCGGCCAAAGGGCAAGACGGTATCGGGCCAAGCGGCGGCACGCTCGCGGTTATCGGCCCCATCGAGATTTCGCCCGGCGCGACGGCAACCATAGACATAGGCGAAACAAACGCGGCGACGTGGCGGCTATCCTATAATGTGGGGGCCAACCAATATCTTGAAACCGTGCAAGCCAACGGCGATACGGATTACACGGTCTACGCGAAGCTGGGCGGCGTTGTGGCGCGAGGACTATCTATCACATTGGCCGGGGGCTTGTTGCTGCAAGTCACCAACAACGAAGCGACCGCGATGACGGTTCGCGCTACCCGGTTCTGACACGAAAGGCAATGCAATGGCTCTGAATTACCATGATGTTGAGTACGGATTAGCAATCGGTGGGAAAAGCATTTCCTTGTCCGGTTCTGGCGCCCCCACGGGCACGCAGGCGGATAACGCTGATCCGGGTTCGCTCTACCACGATTACACCAACGGCACGGTTTACCGCAAGACTGCAGCCGGCGCCGGTAACTGGACTAGCATTACTGCGTCCAATGCCTCTTGGCGCGAACCGGCTGTTATCCTGGACGACGCCGCGTATGCGAACTTGGTTGCCGCCGAAGTTGCGCTCAACGCCGGCGCGATTCAAGGCGTAACCTTGGTTGCAAATGACCGGGTGTTGCTGACGAATGTTACCGGCAGCAACAAAAACGTGTATATCGTCACCGGCACCCCCGGCGCCGGAGCGACGTACACCGAGGACACAAACAGCGCCACCGAAGGCGACTATATCTACATCCTCGACGGCACCTACGCCGGTCGCACGTATTACTACGACGGCGCAGCGTGGATTTACACCAACCAATCGAGTCTTGACGAAGATGGGTTCATACGGGCGTTTATCGGCAAATCCGGTGCTGGCAACGAAATGCCAGATTACTCCAGCAACGTGCACGTCACCGACAGCACGAGCCTGGAAACGGCCATTGGCGCCCTTGACGCGGTGCTGGGTAAGGCATTCGTCAAAACCACGGCAACCAACGTTACGACCGCCGTTACGCTGGACTCCGTATTGGTCGACAGTGTTGAAGCCGTCAAGTGGCTGGTGTCGGCGCGTGGCAATCTGGCCGCCGACGACGAGAAAAAGAAAGCTGTTGAAATCTGGGCGGTCCACGACGGCAGCACCGGCAGCGATGCCACGTCGGCGGATTACACGGTTTACGCCACAGTGAAGCATGGCAATTTAACCGGTTTGACGTTCACCGTTGACGTGAACGGCACCGGAGCTTCTCAGACTATGCGCCTGCGTGTGTCGTCCACCACGGCTGTGGACGTGCGTGCAGTCCGGACCATCGTTGACTTCTAATGGCCGCACTAGACCGCGCCCATGAGTTGCCTGACGGGCTGATTGTCTCGGAGTACGGCGGTTTCCTCGCGGGAACCGCCGACCCTGCGGCAACGTCCGTTGACGCCCCCATAGGTACGGTCTATACCCGGTCAGACGGAGCAATTTGGAAGAAAACCGGGGCGGCTGCGTCTGCGTGGTCGCTCCAGTTCGACGCCGCGGGCGATCTGCCGGTTGGCCGGCTGAACAGCGGCACAGGCGCAGGCGCTACGACGTTCTGGCGCGGCGACGGCACTTGGGCGCAACCAAAAGTTGTTCAAGTGGTGCGGGCGTACACTGGCGCGGTAATGACCACCACGACGCAGATTCCCCTTGATGACACGGTGCCGCGGATTACCGAAGGCGCCGAGGTACTTACCGTTACGATTACCCCGACACGTACAACGAACATATTATTGGTGCAAGCGGCATTGCAGGGCAGTATCAACACTAGTAATCGAGCGTTCACTGTGGCTATTTTTCGAGACGCGGTTGCAAACGCGCTGGCGGCGGAATCCGCGCCGGTGGCGTCAACAAATTTACCTATCGTGTGCCCTTGCATCGCCGAACAAGTTGCGGGAAGCACAGCAGCAACAACGTTCCGACTGCGCGCTGGCCCCGGCAGTGCGAATACTCTGACCATCAACGGGAGTAATGGAGCCAGACGTTTCGGCGGGGTAAACCTCACCAGTTTGGTTGTGTGGGAGTTAGCCCCTTGACATACACAACTACGATTTTGCACCTCACTCCCGATGCGCAGTTCGCCATTTCGGGTGACGACTACAGTACGTTGCAATGGTTTGGCCCTGGCGACGCACCAACAGAACAGCAGATACTTGACGCAATGGACGCGGCTGCGCTCGCTGCGGCAAGGGCTGCAAAGCGTGACGAGCTAATCGCGGCGTGTATCGCAGCGATCACCGCAGGATTTACCAGCGACGCGCTGGGGTCAAACCACTTTTATCCGTGCCAAGCCACGGACCAAACCAACCTCGCGGCGGTGGTCATTGAGTCTCTATTGACGCCGGAGCAAACGGAAAAGCTTTTCCCCTTCTGGTGTTACGATGGCGCGACTTGGGAACGCCGAGAACACACGCATGCTCAGATACGGGCAGTTGGTCTTGCTGCTGTTCCGCATGTGCGGGATAAGCAAGACCGCTTGCGCGACCTACGTTTGCAGGTTCTTGCAGCAACCACCGTTGAGCAGATCAATGGTATTGTCTGGTGACCGGGCGTATTACCTCGCCCCCGGCTTCGCCTTCGAGAACCGGCACGTCAGGCTTATGCCCGATGGGGTGTTGACCATCCACCAAGGTTATGGGTGGGACGGCTGCACGTTGGCGCCGGACACCCCGGCGTGCCTGCTGCACGATGCCCTTTATCAATTCCTTGTTCCCTATCCATTCTCCCGCGCTCAGGCTGACCGATTCTTCTACGACCAGATGCGTGCTGATGGCTTCCCGCTCGCGGGGCTGTACTTCGTGGCTGTTCGGTGTTTTGGCTGGTGCTTTCGATAGTTTTTTCCTACTAATTTTGACTTTGTGATAGTCTTGTTGTATCGTTCTAATCTGATTGCCTTTTTAGGTGAAACATGAATCGACAAGTACCGATGCAGCACCGGGGCGCAATGTTTGTGCCCGCCACCGTGAACGAGGAAAGCCGTACGGCCGAACTTGTTTGGACGACCGGCGCCAGCGTGACGCGCATGGACTGGATGAGCGGCGAGCGTTACAGCGAAGCCCTAGACATGTCCCCTGAAGCCGTCGACATGACGCGACTGAACGGCGGTGCCCCCCTGCTGAACAGCCACCGCGCCAGCACCTTGGCCGATCAGATCGGCGTTGTTGAGCGTGCATGGTTGGATGGCAACGAAGGCCGCGCCACGGTACGATTCTCCAGCCGCCCAGATGCAGATGCCATTTTCCGCGACGTGAAAGACGGCATTCTGCGCAATGTGTCGGTCGGGTACTCGGTTGACGAGTACAAAGTCACGAAGCGCGACGGTCAGCCTGACGAATGGCGCGCCGTGCGCTGGCAACCGATGGAAATATCCCTTGTGCCGGTTGGCGCGGATGCCGCAGCAGGCGTGCGCGATGCCGGCCAGATGTTCCCTTGTGTTTTCCGTGCGGAGGAATCCGCGACCAACCCCCAGGAGCAAATGATGCCTGAAATTAATACCCCGGTGGAGCCGTCGCCGGATGCCGTAGCCGTCGAGCGCGCACGCGTGGCTGACATTCTGATTGCCGCTCGCGCGGCGAAGCTGCCGCAGGGCGAAGTGGATAAGTACATCGCGGACGGCATCGCCGCCGACGAAGTGCGAAAGCTGATCATCACCAAGCTGGCAGTTGCCGACGAAGCCACCCCGACACGTTCGGCTGCAGGCATCGTCACCGTGCAAGACGAAACGCAAACCCGTCGCGACGCGGTAACCTCGGCGCTGCTGCACCGTCATGACAGCAAAAACGAACTGCCTGACCACGCCCGCGTGTACATGGGCGAATCGCTGCTTGACTTGGCACGCGCCGCCGTTGAGCGCTTGGGCGTCAACACTCGCGGTATGAACAAGCTGGAAATCGCACAGCGCGCTTTCCACACCACCAGCGATTTTCCGTACATCCTGGCCGCAGTGGCCAACAAGACTCTGCGTGCCGCGTACCAAGCCGCACCGCAGACGTTCCGACCGTTCACCCGTCAAGTCAACGCGACCGACTTCAAAACCATGTACCGGACGCAGTTGGGCGACGCCCCGAGTCTGGCGCAGGTCAACGAGCACGGCGAGTTCACTTACGGCACCGTGGGCGAGAACCGCGAAAGCTATGCGCTGAACACCTACGGCAAGATTTTCGCCATCAGCCGTCAAGCCATCATCAATGACGATCTGGGCGCGTTTACTCGCATGCCGGAAATGTTCGGCCGCGCTGCCGCCGATCTGGAATCGGATGTGGTCTGGGCGATCATCACGGCTAACGCCACGATGAACGACGGCTATGCGCTGTTCCAGACCGCCAACCACGGCAACCTGTCCAGCACTTCCGACGCTATCAGCGTGACCAGTCTGGGCGCTGCCCGTGCGGCGATGACCAAGCAAACCGGCTTGGGCGGTCGCTATATCACGGTGCGCCCGGAATTCCTGATCGTTCCGCCCGAAAAAGAGTTGCTGGCGCAGCAATACACCAGCACGCAATTTGTGTCGGCGCAGTCCAGCAATATCAACCCGTTCGGCGGCGCGCTGCAGGTCATTTCCGAGCCGCGCCTGTCGGCCAACAGCACAACGGCTTGGTATCTGGCCGCATCGCCGGGCCAAATCGACACCATCGAGTACGCGTACCTGTCGGGCCAGTCCGGGCCGTACATGGAAGAGCGCATGGGCTTTGAGGTCGACGGCATGGAGTTGAAAGTTCGCTTGGACTTCGCCGCAAAAGCCATTGATCACCGTGGCCTGTTCAAAAATCCGGGAGCTTAATTAAATGGATAACTTTCTGCAAAAAGGTTGTGTCCTGACTCTGACCGCACCGTATACGGTAGTGGCCGGCGCCGGCACCCTGGTTGGTTCGATCTTCGGCGTTGCCGCGAACGACACTACCAGCGGCGCATCGGGTGAGTACACCACGACTGGCGTTTTCTCCCTGGCCAAAGTCTCGGCGCAGGCCTGGACGCAGGGCGCGCTGATTTATTGGGACGACACGGCCAAGCTGTGTACCACCACAGTGGCAACCAATAAGCTGATCGGTGTGGCCATCGCGGCTGCGGCTAACCCGACCAGCGTCGGCAGTGTACGGCTGAACGGCGCATTTGTCGGCTAATGGTTGATTGGGTCGCCCACGAGGAGGGAATTCTTCACCGGCTGAAAGAGGATGTGATTTACACACCTCTTGCCGGGGGCGGCCCGTTCACCATCGACGGTGTGTTTTTCGGGCAGTACGCGGAACGGGTTTACCGCAATGACATGGTTAGCTATGTCGAAAGCAGCGAACCTTCCGTGCACGTCAAAACATCAGACGTGCCCAGCATCGCACACGGCGACGCCATGACGGTGCGAGGCGTAGATTACACGGTCTGCAACATCCGACCGGACGGCGATGGCGTAACGCAGTGCCTGCTGGAGCGCGTGTAAGTGGCGCATCATCGGCAGGCAATACGCGACGCGGTAACCACGGCGGTTACCGGCTTGACGACGACGGGCACAAGGGTGTTCAAAGGTCGCAAGTATCCGCTGCAGGAGGCGGAGTTACCCGGCCTGTTGGTGTACGCGCTGACCGAGGAGGCGACGCCGATTACCTTGGGCTATCCGAGGTACTTGGACCGGGTTTTGATGGTCCGGGTGATGGGCGTGGCGAAAGCTAACGCCAGCCTGGACACCACGTTAGACACCATCGCCGCAGAAGTTGAAACGGCGTTGGCCGCAGATTACACGCTGGGCGGCTTGGTTACCGAGTTGCACCTAGCGAACACAGAATTGATGATGCAAACCATCAATGACGAAGAAATCAGCGACAAGCCCATAGGTGTTGTTGCGCTTGACTGGTCGGTATTGTACCGAACGATTGAAACCACCCCCGGCACAGGAGTTTAGCTATCATGGCTATCGCAATTGGCGTAGCACGGCAGGTACGATACAAGAAAGAAACCACATGGGCTACCGCGCCGGGCACCGGCAGCGCGCAGGTTCTGCGCCGCGTCGAGTCCAACATTGCACTGACTAAGAACACCTACGAATCCGCTGAGATTCGCAGCGATTATCAGGTTGCCGACTTCCGGCACGGCACGCGCAAAGTTGATGGCGCCATCCGGGGTGAGTTGTCCCTGCTGACGTGGAAAGACTTTCTCGCCGCTGGCTTGCGCAAAGACTTCGTTGCCGGCGCCACAACCACGCTGTCAACAGTCACCGCAGCCGCTACGGCGCCGCAGTTCGTTCGCGCTGCGGGTTCGTGGATCACCGACGGCTTCAAAGTGGGCGACTTGGTTCGGATGACCGGCTGGACGACCACCGGCGTGCCAAACAATGACGTTAACTACGTTATCACCGCGTTGACCGCCACCGACATGACCGTAAGCGGCACCGTCGCGGCGAAGGCGTCTGGTGACAGCGTGACCGTAACCGTGCCGGGCCGCAAGACCTGGGTACCGTCAACGGGCCACACTGACGATTCGTTCTACATCGAGCATTGGCACAGCGACATTGCTCAGTCTGAGCGCTTCGCCGGCTGTAAGGTCAGCAAGATTGACGTGTCCCTGCCGTCCACAGGCATGGCGACCATTGACGTTACGTTCATGGGCAAGGACATGACGCGCGACACTGCCGCGTATTATGTCTCGCCGACCGCCGAAACCACGTCGCGCATTCTCGCGGCGGTGAACGGATCGTTGCTCGTCAACGGCGTAGCCAGCGCGGTTGTGACCGGCCTGAATTTCACTATTGACGGCGGGCATACCACCGGCGAAGTGATCGGCTCCAACACCACGCCCGACATTTTTGAAGGTCGCGTGCGGGTTTCTGGGCAGTTCACCTGTTACTTCGAGAATGCCACGTTCCTGGACGCGTTCCTGAACGAAACCGAGGTAACGCTGATCGCCACGCTCAACGCGACGAGCGACGCCGATACCGAAGCGATGGTGTTCACGTTCCCGCGCATCAAGCTCGGCAGCGCCACGAAGGACGACGGCGAAAAAGGCATTATCCAGACGGTGGCCTTTACCGCCCTGCTGGACGTGGACGGCGCAGTGTCGACCGCCGCACCGACCACCATCCTGATTCAAGACACCCTGATCCCGTAATATCCCCCGCTGTTCCCTCTTGGCCCCCGCTTGACGGGGGCTTTTTTCTTGACGCGCAAAAATAGTCAGCGTAAACTCATGACCTTCGACAATGGGGGATACCATGAACCTTTCCGATTTTGACACCAGCACCAGCACCGGCTTCACGTTTAACCTGCGCAACCCGTCCACGATGGAGCAGCTTGACGCCACCGTGACGCTGGCCGGCCCCGGCAGCGAGGCGTATGAAAACGCGCGCGAAAAGCGCGACGGTCGTTTCAAGCTCCTGCTGCAGCGCTTCCGCACTGCCGACAAAATCCCGGCCGACGAACTGCAAAACGTCAGCAAGGATTTTCTGGTCGGTTGCACGACCGGATGGGCGGGCTTCTCCGACAACGGCAAAGACGTTCCGTACAGCAAGGAAGCCTGCCGCAAGCTGTACAGTAACCCCGGCTTCGCGTGGATCGTCGACCAAGTTGATAAAGAACTGTCCGACGTGGGAAACTTCTTACCGAAGCCGAAGGCCAGCTAGCCGAATTTGCCGAATGGCAGTTTGACGTACACGCGCCGACCGAGGATGGTGGAACCGTCCTCGATCACTTGTTGTCCGTTGAGAAGGCCACCGGCGAAACGCCACCGGAGTTAGTCCCGCCACCAAGCCCGGCGTTGCTTGGGCATGTCTGGTTGTGGTTCATTGAACTGCAATCGGCGCGCACCAGCAACGGCTTCGGGCCAAACCCCATCAGCTATACTGAAATTGCCTCTTGGGCGTCACTTACCCGGCGCCAAGTCACTGGTTATGATGTACAATTACTGCGTAAACTCGACGCAGTGTACTTGTCCAACGTAGCGAGGCGGCAGGATGGCAACAAACATCGCAGAAATTGAACTAAAGGCGACCGATAACGCGTCTGCGGTTCTGACTCGGTTCACCGCCAGCATGGACGCCGCCTTGAAAAAGGCGGAAGCCCTGCAACTCGCACTCGGCCGCATCGGCGCCAACACGCAGCAGATTGCGGCGTTCGAGCAGCAAATCCGATCCCTTGTTCAGCAACTGCAGCAGTTGAGCAGCATCCGTGTCAACCTGTCGGGCCTCGGCACCGGTGGCGGGGGTGGTGGAGGCATCGGCGGCCTGCAGGGTGCGCTGACCAATATGTTCCCCCTGCTCGGTTCGGTGTACGCCGGCGTCGGCCTGATCCGAGAAGCTTGGCAACTGGTCGGCGGCGCCATCCACGGCGCATATGAAATGCTGGTAGCCTTCGCCGAGCGCCAGAAGGTTCTCCAGACGCTCAAGTTTTCCGTGGGCGGCGACGCCGAGCAGGCAGGTAAGGAATTCGCGTTTGTGCGCGGCAAAGCCGAGGAGCTTGGTTTGTCGCTCACCGAGTCCGGCCGGGCCTACGCCAAGCTGGCAGCGGCGGCGCGCGGCACCACTCTGGAGGGCGACAACACCCGCAAGATATTCGACTCGGTGGCCAAGGCGTCAACCGTGATGGGCCTTAACGTCTATGAGACAGAAGGCGCATTGCGGGCAATCGGCCAGATGATGAGCAAGGGCACAGTGCAATCTGAAGAACTGCGCGGGCAGTTGGGTGAGCGCATTCCCGGCGCGTTCCAGATATTCGCCCGAGCGCTGAACGTCAGCACGGCGGAGCTGGGCAAGATGCTGGAGCAAGGGCAAGTGCTGTCTGCCGACGCGCTGCCGAAATTCGCTGATGAACTCCTGCGCAGCCTCGGCGATGAACCGCAAAGCGCGGCGAAGAACGTCAACGCCGAACTGAACCGGATGAAAACGGCGTTCGATGACCTCAAGGTTGCCATCGGGCAAGCGTTGGTCGAAAGCGGCGCGCTGGATGCTGTACGGGGCATCACCAACGAGTTAAAGGGCATGAGCGAGTGGGTAAAGACCAACACCAGCGAAATGCAGTTTTTCGGTCAGGCCATTGGTAATATACACGACGCAGTTAAAAAGTTTACCCCAGGTCAAGCCGTTCTGGGCTGGATACCGACAGGCATTGATAAAGCTTTTGCGCTGCTAAAGGCGTCTGCGCAGTCCACTGGGGAAACGCTGGTGGATGTTGAGGCGCAGGCCGCAGCAGCGCGCGCTAAGTGGGGGAAAGTTGCTGACCAGTCGCCGGAGGTTCAGCGGCTCGAGCAGCGAGCAAAAGCCTTGCGTGTGGTGGGTGACATGGAGTTTCAAATGTCCGAGGCGGTGGCCGCACGCGCGCACTCGGAGGACATGGCAAAGAACTCTGCGGCCGGCGCGCGTGCGGAGTTGATGAAACGGGCTGACGCTACACGGTTTTTGACAATGGAGGTTGAGAAGGGCGCGTCGGCCATGCAGAAGGCGCAAAAGGCGCTCGCGGATTTCGAGTCTAAGGGTATGAAGGCGCTGGAAGCAACGGGGGCCGATATCGCGGATAAAAGCAACCCGGACGTTATTGCATACCTTACCCGGCGCAAGCAGTTGCAAGACGAAGTAAACAAGGCTGGCGCCCAAGCGGCGAAGCACACCCGCGAGGAGAACGCGGAGCTTCGCAACATCACGTCGGCGCAGCAGGCATATGCGCAAACGCAACTGGCGC